CTTCTACAACGCTATCAGTTCCAAAAGATATATTTGCACTACCATTAAAAGCCACGCCATTAATAGTTCTGCTAGTAGCTAATATTGTCGATGTAGCTGCTATTGTTGATGTAGCTGCATTTCCTGTTATATCGCCAGTAAAACTATTGTTAGTTGTTAAACTAAGGCCAGTTGTAATCCATGCAGAGTTTGCTGAATTTCTTATTTTTAAAACACCATTAGCTTCATCAACCCACCACTCATATTGAAAGGTTGTTGTAGGTGCTGAAGTACCAGCATTATTGGTAGCAATAGCAGATAAAGCATTGTTTAGATCAGCTCTAAAATCCGCACCGCTTTGATTTATTAAATTATAGTCATGTTGCATTTTTAATTCCTATTTTTATTAATTTTATACCTTAGTTTGATATTTATAAATTCTTTTTAAGTAGAAAATCATAGTTTGTATTAAGGTTCAATTTCTATAATTGAGTCTATTTCATCAACGCCATATATTTGCCATGTGAAATAGATGTTTAAATCATTAGTTTGAGTTGTTGATTTATACCAATCAATAATCTTTTCATCTGTTAAGTCATTAAATGCAATAAAGTCATTAGGTAGTCCATCAGATTTATAAGCATAAACACCATCTAAAGAAACAGACATATCTTCAGACAATGTTTGACTTGAATCAGCTTGGTCAATTGCTGTTACATTTATAGTTATGTGTCTAACAATTTGTGTTTCATTTTCAATGCTTACAGGCATTGTTTTGCAACTAATATATTGATATGTGTAATTAAAATTATGAATAGCCATTAAATCTCCGAAAACCTATAAAAACCATATTGCACATTTGATAACTGTCTATTACTGCCATCACCTTGAGCAAGAACATACAGCCTTAATGTTCTGCTTGAATCGCTTGTTTTTCTGACTATAAAATCTTTTTGCACCATATCATTTGTGCCATTAAATCTATCTATAGCAGACCAGTATTGTGATTGTCCTGAGTGATATTGTGTGTGTCCTATATCCTGTGTTGTTAATGTTGATGAAGCTTCATCTGTGTATGCAAAGTCATCTCTTAATTCAAAGCTAGTACCAGTACCAAAAGTACCATCACCTGCAACAATGGATAAGGTTTTGACTTGTCCAGAACTACCAAATACTCTGCAATAAATATGATATAAACCAGCGTCTGTACCTAAATCTGCAACTTTTTTAAGTCGCATAATATCATTTTGCCAGTTACCTATAGCAGAACCTGCAACAGTATCAGCAGTAAAATCAAGGGCTAAATTTGTAACATTAATATTTGTAGCTGTAATTGTATTTGCTCGTATATCAATACCACCTACAGGCTGGTCTGCAATAGTAAATACAAAAGTAGCAGCAGATGATTCAGTGCCTAAAGTATTAATAGAGCTAACAAAGGCACTATATGTCCCTACTGGTAAAAATCCTAAATCACAGTTATTAATATCAACAATTCTATTCATAACTTGATTTGGTGGATTATCATCATCAACAATATTGACTCTATATTCATAATCTGGGAAATCTGCTGGTAAATCCCATGTTATAAAGGGTCTACCTGTAGAGCTTGAAATTGTATCAGTAAAAGAAATATTAGCTGGAGGTTTTACTGCATATGCTGAAGGTGGATTAGATATATCTTCTACTGGTTCTTGAGGTGGAACTTCCCATGTATAAACATCAAAGTATTCTATTAAGCTAACAGCAACCAACCCATTAGACTGTAATTCTAATGCTTCTACCCTGCAGATCTTTCCTGAAAATCCTAATGGTGTATATACAAGAGTAACTATGTCTCCTACATTAAGTTTATACATCTCAGGAGTTCCTAAGAACTGCATAGTGGTCTGATTTCTACTTCTAGTTAAGATTGCCTTACCCATGTTATAAGCTATATAAGGGTCAGTCACATAAGGAAATTCAGCTTTAATTTCTAATATTTCATCTCCATCATCTGAATAATATTCAGGATTTGCATTGTGTAAAACTGTAGCTGTATCTAGTTCATATTTTTTATTAGCATTAAAGAACTCAACAATAACTTTATTTGCTTTTTTATCTTTATTACCATAGTCAACAGATATTCCAGCATTAGCAATAATATGGTCATCACTAATAGTAAAAGTAGAAGAACCTGTATCTTCGATTGATAATTCATATTTGCCATCTATATAAAGAAATATACCTCGCATATTTGCAAGAAGTTCTTTTGCATTATCCATGACATTTTTATTAGCATCTAAATAACCATTACATTGAAATCTTTTAACTTTTAATAGCGATGTACCAGTTTGCTCTGTATATGTTGCACCTAAAGCATCTTCAACATAAACTTTGTACTCTTGTGTTTGGTCATAGAATTGTGTTCTTTGTATGTCTTTAATTTGTTTGTTTGTAATTACAGGATTTCCACCAGAATCATTTACAGTAATTAATTCGCCAATCTTATTTTGCCACCACTGAGCATTTGCAGATGTACCACTTATTGTTATAAAGTCATCTCCACTTTCTCCACTCCAAGTTAATGATTGTGCTGAACCATTAAAATAAGGTTGGTCAACTTGTGTTTCACAAACAGTAGCAGCAGTGCCAAATGTGGTTAGATTGATTTGTGATGTTGTTAAGCCCTTTCCATAAGTATCATTAGTTATGTAGTCCAAAAAACATAAAGCTGGATTATCACCAATAACCTTGCCTGTACTATCTGTAAACGCTGTTTCACCAGTTCTAGGGTCATAAACCTTTTTACCTCGTACCTGTACTGTTATTTGTGGAACGCCACTAAAAGTCCCTTTACTATCATAAATAAACGAACAAGCTAAATAAGCAACGCCATTTAATTTATGTGCTGTAGTCCATTTACTACCAATAGATGCTCTAAGCATAGGGTCTGCTGTTTGTGTTGCAGTTCCATGATGTGCATTAAAAACATATCTATAACCACCCAGTGCTGGATTAGTTCCAAACGTACCGCCAGTTAAATCAACCGAGCCTGAGTTTTGATTGGCTGTACATAAAGAACCTGCACCTGATGAAATTTTGTTTGAACCTAGATAACCACCATTTCTAAATTGATTGCTATCAGTTAATGGATTCCCATCAATTTCTAATGTCTCTAACATTATTTCATCTACTTCACCAACGCCTAGTGCATAAACTACATAAAGGTGCGTAGAGTTATTTGAAGCGGTGTCCATATAAACAATCTGTGAACCAACACGCCTAGTTCCATATATGACATTTAGCTTACCTCCAGCAGAGGTTTTATTAGCTAAAATATCTTGACCTTTTGCAAGCATTTGTCTTGCTTGCATAAAGCCTTTAACGCCTACAGATAAAGTAACTACTTGAAAGGCAAATTGTATTGGATTTGCTATTGCATATTTTATTATTGCTGAACCAATTGCTTTAAAAAATGCAAGCATCTATGAACCCCACCTAACATCTGATTTGACCTGTGTAGCAAATTCAAATCCTCTATCACCTGCACTAAAAGATTGTTGCGATTCATCTGAATAATGAATACCCTTTGTTAAATTCCAATTTGCCCAATGACTTGCAACAGTCATATTTAAAATTGAATTATCTATATCTTCTTGTATAGATACATTTCTAATAGTTCCAGTAAAATAGTTTATTGCACCTATAATAGTTTCACTTGAAAAATACGCTAAATATATTTCAACTGTTTTATCTGTAAAAGAACCATCTTGAACCAAGGCTCTTACTTGGTCGGTAATATTAGAAAAACCTAAATTAATTTCATTAACTTGTAATTGACCTGTTTCAGTTGTTGAATCTACAGTTAGAAAAGAACCACCAGCTTCATAACTATTAGAATCATAAGTAACATTAGAATACCAATCAGTTAGTCTGATAGTAGATGATAAATTAAGCTCAACAAGGAAAGCAGTTTTAGTTGCTTCTGCTGATACTTGAGTCTGTAAAGCAGAAGATAAACTTCTTGGCATTAGACTATAACCTCTCTAACATCAAATGAAATGTTAAAGAAACCACTTGCATCTGTTGAATACATAATTTCATCAGATTCAAGATAAACAGTAAAACTAGGTTTGTTTACAGAAACAGCTTCATTTCCATTTACAGAAGATACAAGCGGTGGTGATATAGATACTGTTGCTTCACCGCCTGATGCATTAGCATCTTGAGACACCATATAAACTTTAGAATGACTGTCAAATTTTATTAAATCACCAGCTTTTAGAGCACCTGTTGTTTGTGAAAAACCATCAACTCCTATTTCAAAATCACCTGCTGAATGTCCAAGCCTGCATAAAATATCTGTCTCATCTTTACTAGTGCCCAAATTATCTAAAGGTGGTTTTATAGTAAATTTTTCAAAAGAACCTTTTTGCTTTTGTAAAAATGCAAATACTTCTTGTGCTTTTTCTTGTTGTAAAGGCGGCATTGCAACTGTAAAACTAAAATATTGAGCACCTATTTGCCTAACCTGTCTTTTACCTGATAATGTTTGATTCAATAGGCTAGGTCTATTATCTTTAAAATTTAAAGCTCTAAAATTTGGATTTGTAGGAAATTGACCAGACATTAGACTACTCCCATTTTGCCCTGATTATTCATGGCATTGTTTATGATTGATGTTATCAATCCTTTTCTTGATGCAAGTAACTGGTCAAAGCCAGCAGCATCCACTGTTGATATGTTGAAATTTACTGTAGGTGATGATTGCATGCCCTGACCTTTTGTATGGTCAATAACTGTTTCGTTTGGATGTACCATAGCCATAAAGCCACCTTTGCCATCCATACCGCCTGCTCTAATGCCATTTCCTGTATAACCACCGCCTGAAAAACTATCAAACAAAGTACCGCCATCAGTTAGGTTGTTGTACTCTACTGCTCCCTGTATTTGATTAATAGAACCTTTAACCATGCCTACTAATTTTTGTACTAAAAATACTTGTATTAATTCATTTATAACTGCCCTAGCAACTGATGTGGCTAAGTCTTTAAAGTCTAAAAATTGTTTATTTGTTGCATCAAAGAAATTTGTAAATGCAGTAGTAAGTTGACCATCAACAGTATCTGCAAATGATTTAACTATTGTTATATTACTTTTTATAGAATCATTAAATGTTGTTGACTTAAAAGCAGTCTCAGTAAGACCTGTTAATTCTAATTGTGCAGACTTAGATTTTCTTATTAATTCAATTTGTGTTTCTAAATCTTTTTTTCTTTGTTTATTTTGTGCTATTTCTTCAGGTGTGTATTCAATAAACTTAAAACTGGTTTCAAACCCTCCAGTTTCTTCTATTTGTTTCAAAAGAATATCTAAATTTTTTAATTCTTTTTCTAATTCTGATAATGTTTTCTTTCTTTCTACAATTCCTAATAAATCTAAAAATTCTAATACTGTTGTAGAAACAGCAACAAATGCTTTTTGTAAAGGGAGTAATGTAGCTCTTTTAAGCTCGTTCATAGCATCATTAAATATTTCAGCTTGTCTGATAGAATCTTCAGGAATAACACCAGTAGCAGATGCAGCTAAATCTTCCATAGCAACAGAACCATCTTTGATTAAGTTAGCCATTGTTATACCAACTTTTGCACCAAAGACCTGAGCTAATAAAGCATTTCTTTCAAATGGCTCTTGTATAGATTCTAAAGAAACAAAAAACTCTTTAAATAAATCTTCAGATTTTTTAGTTTGACCATTAGAGTCTTTTATAGAAAGTCCCATTTCTTCAAAAGCTCGTTTAGCTAACCCAGTTCCTTGAGCAGCTTCACCAACACCTTTAGAAAAAAATCTAAGAGCTTTATTAAATTGCTCTGTTTCTATTCCTGATTGTTGTGCTGCAAATTGATATTGTTGTAAAAATGTTGTACTTACACCAATAGAATCAGCAGTCTTGCCAATACTATCAGCAAGAGCTAAAGTTTCTTGACCAAACTGAACTATAGCTCTAATAGCAAATACACCAGCAAAAGCACCAGCTAATTTTTTCATAGACTGTTGCGTTTTATTGACGTTTTTATTTACTGAATTAAAGCCACCCTTAGTGTTGTCTTTCGCTGAAATTCTTAATTTATAATCAGTTGCCATTTTTTATCTGCCTATTTTTTTCCTCTAAATATGCTAACCATCCTGTAAATTCGGATAAGGTCATCTTTTCTTCTAGCTCTTGTAATGTGCAATGCAACATTTCAGCTAAATAATACCTAGCAAATAAGTCCTTATCCTCTGCTACTTTTTTGCTTGTTGTTCTACTGTTGGAGAAGACATTATTTCAGTCGCAACTCTAGCTAGAACGTCTTTATCTACGTTATTCATCAATGCATGTTTATCTGATAAATCAAATACTTTTTCACCATCAGAATCTAATGCTTTATGTATTAAGCAATAAGCCATCAATGCCACATCATCGTCTTTTGCATATCGTTGCAATTTAGACATTTCTGCTAGCGTTAATGGCTTTGCAAATACTTTAAGCACTTCATCCCCATCACTCCACTCAGGTATCTCTATTTCTTTAACTTCTAAAGAATCAAAATGTGCCTTAGCTCTCTCTATAGCTTTCATGGTTATACCGTTGTTGTAGTTATAGCACCTGTACCCTGTACAGAAATACTAGCTTCAACCATTCCATCAAATGAACCAGTAATAGTTTTACCTGTTACTAATGCAGTTCCGCTATAGTATGTATCACCTGAGTCTGCACCCTCTGGATAAAATACTAAAGTT